CACCATATTTGGCGTCTTCAATAATTGATTTTATTAATGCTTGTTGGAATTGATTTCCTAATTTTCCGAAGTTCATCTCACTCATAGTACTTTAGTTTTGTTGTAAATTATAATTCATATATTTTGTTGTTATATCCTCTAAAGAGAAGGTCTCACTTAGTCCACCTAATACTCTTCTTAAGATCGGTCGAATGTCCACAGAATATCTCACTTTAGGGTGATAGATATGTGCAGGGAATGCTCTTGAAATAAATACATCGTCATTCTGCTTAATCTCTACTCTGAAGTATTCATCTGGGTCCGGACCTTCGTTGTTGGAAGGGTCGAAAACGGGAAAATAATGTTGATCTTTGTGTAGATAATCCAAAGTTTTTTGTTTCAAATTTTCTTCGATTTCTTCACAAATATTTTTCACATCGTAGTGAAGATTCAAAGATCTTTTAACTTTTGGGTTAAATCCTCTGACATTAAAGAACCTCTGACAGATAATATTATCATTCAAGGTTAGTAGAAATTCAAGTTTTGTAGTTTCGTTGTTACTCATTTGTTTTAATTTTTATAACTCTTTTATTTTTTTCCTTACGTGTTAAACGTAAGAAAGGATTAAGGAACTTTATCCACGCGTCATCTGATTTAGGTAGAACTGTAAATATCCCATCCTCCATCATCATCTTCATCGTGTTCTTATAGGATCTTCCTTCGGGATCCAATTTTTCGTGTATAAGGTCTGTGATTGTTTCTCTCGCTACATCCGTGAGAAACGGTTGATCTAAACTTACGATACTCTCATTGAGGTTAAAAAATTCTTCCCCGAAAACACCGTATTTAGTAACACCTGTAAGTAAGTTTTTGACAGTATTATTATACTTATCCTCTTCAAATAACTTATTACATTTTTCAATAACATATTCAATACCTAGTGGGGTGTCTTTCAATTCAGGGAATAACTTAATGAACTTCTTAATGCCCATGTTTTTAATCCCCGCAATATTGTCCGATCTATCCCCACAAACTATTTTAACGATTTTAACGTTCTGTATGTGTATTTCTTGGTGTTCGTATAGTATTATATCATTTTGACCGTAAAGTTTCCTGTGTGAAGGGTTATATACCTTAGTGGTGTCAGAAACTAACTGTGCTAGGTCCCCATCTGAAGAATAGACTATTGTGTTTTCGTTTGATTGTTGAGAGTAGTATGCGATACAGTCGTCTGTCTCACAAAATTCAAACTCACCTTGTCTTACGTATAATTCTTCTAAGTATTGTTGGACTCTTCTTCTTTGTCTTGTGTATGACTCTTTTTCTTTGTCGGTACGAATTCGTTGTCTTCTATTCTCTTTGTATCTATGATACATTTTTCTTCTTGTCGCGGATCCATCTTCTCCGTCCCAAAAGACAACTATTTTGTCTAACCTATAAAGTTCAAATGATTTTCTTAAAGTATTAATGAAATGATATATACCACCAATATGGTCACCCTTATAGAAGTAATTTTTTACTCCATAAAATCCGATTGTAAGTAAGTTATCTCCGTCTACTAATAATACTGACATTTTTACCTTTTATAGGTTCAACAATTCTATACCTCCTCTTTGATGTCGAAGTCACCCTCGATACCCAATTGGTCTTTCCAAAACTCTGCGTGTTCCTTTTTGTATCCCTCTAAGGATTTCTTTTCCTCAGTAGAATCTTTTCCACTTAGAAACCCGTGTGCGGTCACAATGATTCTACCATCTTCATATCCAAGACCATTTACATGGTTTTTCATGATAGAAATCTTCGTTCTTGTTGCGAATTTTACCTTTCTCTTGTCTTTAACTGCAGAGATAGGGTTAGTACCCGCATTTTTCTGATTACCAAACCTAAATACAAGTGTGGAGTTTAACCATATTGATTCACCACCCTTTGCCTTAATTTTTGGTTGACTAAATGGGTTATCAGGAAGTTCAACCCATGGTTGATTAACAATAACAAGTGTATTTGTATATTCTGAATCAACTCGTCTTGAACCTGAAATTCTCTGATTTAATCCCATACCGATTTTATCGGCTAACGTCGATGCATTATGTTGTTTACCCCCTTTACCATCAAATGTCATTTTACATGGTACGGACCCAACCGAATCCCACAAGAATAGTAAATCATATTCTAATTCACCTTTCTTCTGAGCGTCTAATAATTCATTTATGTAATCAGTAATTTGTTCTATATATTGAAATTCATTATTGAATAAGAAAAATCCATCGTATTCAATTTCTCCTGTTTCTTCATCAACTGTTTCTTCAATATCAAGACCCATTAATTTTGCGTGTGGAAAATCCCACTTCTGTTCTGTAATTACAAAAACAGGAAGTACACCTTTCTTCTGTGCGTCGACTGCGGTTTTAACAAGTGCCGTTGTTTTACCTGTATCTGAGTGTCCTAAAAACATATTAATATGTCCCATGGACGGACCTGGTAATCCTGTAGCATCTAAAAACGCATCACCTAAATCAAAAAACTTATCAGACTTAAACTTCGCCTGTTTAGAGAACTTTGATTTGATACTTTTAAAATCTTTTTTCTTAATTGCCATATTCTTTTTTAAAATGGACCCACCCGTAGGGACCGACTAATCGGTTTTTCTTACTCCACCAGATGTTTCCATCAATAATTGTTTTGGGTGGGTCCGTGTTAATTAAAATGGTAGGTTGTCGTCTACTTTTGTTGTTGATTGTGGATCTTCCACTTCTACCTTAGGTGTCATTGATGATCCTCCAAATGTTTCCTCACCACCCATAGAAGATATAAACTTCTTAGCGTCTTTATCCCAAACAGGGTTTTCACCTGATGCTACCAATTGTAAGTACTCAAGAGGTTTAACAGAGTAAACATCTCTCCATGTTTGTGGGTCATTAACCCATCCGTTACTTACTTCAGGGTCAGTATGTAAACCTGACTTATCTTCTTGAATAATTGAGTTGATAGTGGTGTATTCTCTACCATTGTTTGCCTTAGTTACGGCTAACGATAGTATTAAATCTCTACCTTCAACAACATCTGTAATATCACCTTTACTTCTAATGATAGGTATAATTTTATCTAAATTACCATCACCTTTGTAGTTGTGTTTGAATCTCCAAAATTTTGGACCATCTTGTTCGTTATCTCTATCGATAACTTTGACTATATAGAATTTTTTTGCTCTATAATTTCTTGCCAAGATTTTGTCATCCTCACTTCCTGTTGATAATAAACTTTGTCTTACCTCGTTTAACGGAGATACGTCACCATCTTGTGATGGATCATAAAGTTTTAACCATTTCCCATCTACTTGTACTTCATGGAATGCGATTTCTTGGAACGGACTTGTACCGTCAGTTGTTGGGAGAATTCTAATTCTCTTTTGTCCTGATTGTGTTCCTTTAGGAAGAATTGTAGTGAAGTACCTTTTAAGTCTTTCCTCACTGGAAATTCTGTTGCCGCCTGCGGCAGGTTGCGTGTTTTTCTCATATTGAGAAAGAATTGCGTCGATTGAACTCATAATTTTAAATTTTAATTTATTAATGTTATATAAAAAAGATACATAAAAAAAGTCCAAGAGTCAACCCCTTGAACTTTATTAATTTTAAATATGTAGTATTTTTTACTTAAGTGTCAGTAAATAAGATAGTTTGTTAATCTGAGCTAACATTTCGTCTTTGATATTTAGTAAGTCTGTGTCTTTTGGGTTTATCTCCATTTGTTGTAGACTACCCCTTACGGTTTTAATCATTCCAAGTACATCGACATCAGAAAGGTTTTGAATAGATATGTGTGTTTCTTCCTCTTCTAACTTAAATCTACCATAGACACCCATTGCAATTTCAACAAAATTATCAATTAAACCATCTAATACATTATAGGTCTCCCCAAACGATACATGTTTTGCGTGACTTTTAGTTTGCCAATGTAGTACCTTAAGTTGTGATTGAACTTCAAGAAAGAATTTTACATTACCACTCAACCTCATTTTCGTCCGGTTTTTCTTGATTAAATGAATCTCTCATTTCACCTGGATTGTAATCCGCCACATCTTGTTTAGTTATAACGTATTCATTTTTACCACTCGCTTTCATATCAAGTTGTTTCTGTGAAAAAAACTCTGAAGGGTTTTGATTAAATGGATATGAATCTAACGATCTCATTTCAAGTCTTTCCACTGGTGTAGGTTCTTTCATGTCCTCAACCTTAGATTCTAAACCATCTATTTTAGTTATTACATTATCCATTTGAGATAATTTACTTTCTAAATCATCTAATTTAGAGAATAGATCTCCCATTTTACCCATTACCTGATCGTTATCAGACTTAGATGAATCTAAGTCGTTTTTGATGTTTTGTGTCATATTAACAAGATCTGTAATATCAACCTCTTCAACATCTGGTTCCATACCACCATCGGCAGGTTCTTCAGCAGGAACATCATCTAAAGGTGCATCACCATCAGGAAGATCGTCTACAGGAAGATCATCTACAGGAAGATCGTCTACAGGTGCATCACCAGCAGGTTCTTCCGCAGGAATATCTTCTAAAGGTGCATCACCAACAGGTTCTTCTTGTTCTTGTATTAATTTCTTACCGTATTGATTGATACTACGGTATCTCATTAACTCTTCTTGTAGTTGTTTTTCTAAATTCATCTTTTAATCTCTTAATAATTGTCTACCGTCTTCGGTAATATATTTTTTATTAATTCTCTCTACGAGACCATCCTTACTTTTAATTGTGTAGCACTCACCTGTGTTCATGTCACACACTTCTTGTTCTGTTCCCTCTTCATTAATGTTTCTAACACTCTTATTTTTTAGAAAACCATCAATTGCAGAACCTATTTTGATATTGCTCATAATATTCTTTTTATTATAAATATCAAGTTTTTACTAATTATCCTGTTTATCGAATATTAAAATAGATAACGTCCCCCTCTTGAAGTTTTAAATCCTTCATTAACTGTTTAGATAACGCAATTCCACTATAGACTTTTTTGTCTCCAATCGTTAACACGGACCCACCTTCATCCGCCGGTCCTGTTATTTGTCTTGTCGCTCCCCCCGAACCATCCAATACGGAAGAACTCACAATAGTTTTAGTTATACCGTTTTTTGGGTTTTTGAAATCCGTTGAAGATGCGGTAAGTAAATAATCAGACACTTGTGATGGTGTGGTGTTGTTTTTCTTAGTTAGGTATGGGGAATAAAAGTTTAATCTATAAAAATTATTACTAGATTGATCTATTTCTGTAAAAGGTACTTTAGTTGGTTTTACAGTAATGTTTGAAGATACCTTTGTAGGTAAGGACATATTTAAATCGGTTGGTCCATCGAATTTAGTTACGATGGTTCTAAACCAAGTTTTGTTTTGATATCTTACCTTCTGTATTGATAGGTTATTTTTATACCCGTTGTATGGTATTCCTAAACTAGTTACACCACTTTCTTTAAGTAGTTCTTCTCCCTCTATAATGGTACCACCCCTATCGGTCTTAAAATTACCTTCGGATGTTGATATTATTTCAGAAGTATCAATTTTAGTCTCTGATTTGATTTTAGCCAACGCACTTTTCATTATCTTATCATACATGACCCTATATGATGCAGTAAATGATTCTTTTGGGTCGGGTAAACTAGCACTCGGCATTCTAACCCCTTTAAAGTTTGTACGTATAGTGTTGTTTTCTATTCTATGAGATACCTCAACGATCCAATACGCACCCTCAAATAAAGGAACGTTCTTAAGTTGGAAGTACATTGTTGGTTGAATCATTACATTACCCATACATTCTACCGTACATTCATAAGATCTTACCTTATATATGTCATATAAATTAGTACTAACTTGTGCTACCCCTGATCCCGATTCCGATCTCGCTGTGTTCTCTAATGCAACATTACTTTCAAATGTTTCTTTGAATTGTGATTGATCTAAACTAATTGACTTAAATATACCTTGATTTTGGTCACCAAAACTAACCTCGAATGCAACCACTTTATTAGAGTCTTTAAAATTTTTCTGTTCAAAGTAGTTCGGGTCGGTTATCAATACAGGGTTATTGTTTACATCACCCACATTAAATGTGTCATTTTTGTATTTGTATTCCTCACTAATAGTGGATGTATCAATATGAGATGATGGTTTACCAACGTATTGTACAATCATTTTAGGTGTCGAATGTTCAATATCAACATCTAAAAATTTACCAAAAAGTAGTGACGCAACTTCTTCTGATTTTTTGATTTTAGTTTTACCCGATTGGTTACCATAAAAATTAACGTATGCTGGAAGTGGTCTAAAATCTAAATTATTTCTTGATAACATTTGGGAAATAACATTATATAGTTTTAAATTTTGACTTTCTGGTTTTTCAAATACTTGTAGTCTTTTTACGTCATAAAATAGGTCATTACCAATGTCTTTGTTTGCCTTATCCAAAAATAAGAATTCTTCCATTAGTAATCTTTGTCCTATTGAGTTTCCTGAGGACCACCTATCATTAAAGAGTTTAAACATACTGTACGTTTCCAACTTTAGTGGGTCCATACCAAATGTTCTCAATACACCTAAATTATTGTTTTTATCTTTACTTCTCTTTAACTGAGAGAATCGACTTAATAAACCTGTCATAAAAGAGGTAAACCTTTCTTCAAACGGTAGTACAATTACATTACTTAGATATTCTGTGAACTCTGTTTTATCCGCATTACCCCCATTCACCCTATAACCCGCATATATTTGAATTATTGACCTGTAGTGTAGTATGTTATCTTCATTTAGTATCATATCACTTATTGGGAAAAATTCCGAGTAATAACCGTCCATATCTTCCCCAAGATATAATTCAATGTATTTTGAGTTGTTCGTTAGTTGTGATGAGTCATATCCTCTATCGTATGTTCTGTCACCTGTACCTGAATATAACTTAATTGCATTTAAGTTTAATTCCTTAGGGTTCGCTAACGTTAGTTGTACTAAATTCCTATCATTAATCAATTCTGATGTCACATAATTTTGTTGTTCTATCTGTCTACTAGTGATTAATCTTAAGTGGTGATTAATATTTGTTAAGTCATCATCATCTTTCTTTTCTACTGTAACTAAATCGTGTAATAAATTTTGAAATTTGTCATATTTTACAGTTTCGAATTCTTTACTGACTTGGTATGTATCAACCTTTTCACTCGAGAACTTAATAAATGAATCTTCAAACTCATTTAATATTTCGGGTGAGAATGTTGCAATAAGATCTATAACTTTTTTATTATTATCACTTATTGTTATATTCTGTCTAACATCCCCATTATTGTTTTTACTCACGTATTGGTTATATGGTGGGAATGTCACTCCACTAAACGCAAACTCCTCATCGTGTTTAAAAGTCCAATCGACATTAAAATTATATTGTTCTGTTATATTATAGTCAGTAGAGTATGGGTTATAAAAATTATCGGCACTACCTCCAGTCCTAACCATGACACCATGTGATGGTAAAATAGTGTATCTTTTTTCACCACCAACAAACTTACTATTATCAACAAATGAATTATAATATTTAAAACCACCAAACTTTTCGAATGAGTCTATATGTAAAATACCGTTT